TTTTTGTAACACTTCTGGTGGAGCATTTACAGTAAACTTACCTGCTGGATCAGCAGGTGCAATCGTAGCTATTTCAGATTACACAAGAACTTTTAATTCAAACAATTTAACTATTTCACCAAACGGTTCAGAAAAAATTGGTGGAATAGCTGCAGATTCAACATTAACTGTTAATGGTCAAGCTTTAACATTAGTTTATGTAGATAGCAATGAAGGTTGGATTAATGTTCAAAATGCAGAAGATACAGAGACAGGAATTCCTCCTTTTATAGTAGCAACTGGAGGAACTATAACAACTTCGGGTGATTTTAAACTTCATACTTTTACAGGACCAGGCACATTTACAGTTACTGATATAGCAGGTACTTGTGGACCAACAAGAAATGTATTAGATTATTTAGTGGTAGCTGGTGGAGGTAATGGTGGAGGATATGGAGGTGGTGGTGGAGGTGGAGGTTTTAGAGCTTCTTCTTCAACTTATACATCTACACCAATGCCAGCACATCCTCGAGTAAATGGAGTTGCTGGTGTAACTGCAACAGTTCAAGGATATCCAATTGTAGTGGGTGCAGGTGGAGCAGGAAATCCAGCTGCAAATACTCCATATCAACAAGGTAATGACGGAAGCGTTTCAAGTGCTTTAGGAATTTCATCTGCTGGTGGTGGCGGTGGTGGTAAATATGGAAACCCATCTGGAACTACTGGAAGTAGCGGTGGATCAGGGGGCGGAGGTGGAACTTCAGAAGGTTCTTCAGATAATAGTGGTGGTTCAGGTAATTCACCTTCTACAAGTCCGGCTCAAGGAACTAGTGGAGGACAAGGTGGAGCAAGAGATGGTAGTGGTCCTTATGAAGGTGCTGGAGGTGGTGGCGGTGCCATAAATTCTGGTGGTAATTTTTCTGGAGAAACTGGTGGTTATGGTGGAAATGGAGGAGGCTTTGCAGGTATTTTTGGTCCAGGTAATGGACAATGTTCAGGTTGTGTACAATATTTTTCTGGTGGTGGAGGAGGAAGAGGAGCAACTCCAGGTTGGGGTGGAAGTGGTGGTTTAGGTGGTGGAGAAAAAGGAGCAGGACCAAATGGTAATCAAGGTGGCGCAGGGACAGCTAATACAGGAGGCGCATCTGGAGGATCTGCTTCAACTGTTTCTTGTGCAGGAGGAAGTGGAATTGTAGTAATAAGGTACAAATTTCAATAGGTAAAAATTATGAGTGAAATAAAAGTAAATAAAATTAGTCCAAGAGCAGCGTGTGGTACAGTCACATTAGGAGATAGTGGAGATACCTTTACAATTCCTAGTGGTGCAACAATTAATAACCAAGGTACAGCATTAAACTTTGGTGCAACAGGTTCAGCTTCTTGGGTAACAACAGTTAAGACATCAACTTTTACTGCAACAGCAGGAGAGGGTTATTTTTGTAATACAACAGGCGGAGCTTTTACAGTAAATCTTCCAGCAGGAAGTGCAGGAGCAGTAGTTGCAATAAAAGATTATGCCAGTACATTTGATTCAAATGCTTTAACAATAGCACCTAACGGTTCAGACAAAATAGGTGCTTCAAACGACGATGTAGTTATGACTGAAGCAGGTATAGCAATTACATTAATTTTTGTAGATTCAACACAAGGTTGGTTAGTAACAGATTCAGGTTTACAATCAGAAGCTCAAGTGCCTAAATTTATTGCAGCATCAGGTGGAACAGTTACAACTTCTGGTAATTTTAAAATTCATACTTTTACAGGCCCCGGCACTTTTACAGTTAGTTGTGCAGGAAACGCTTCAGGTTCAACTACAGTAGATTATTTAGTAGTAGCTGGTGGTGGATCTGGTGGAACAAGATATGCAGGTGGTGGAGGAGGTGGAGGATACAGAGAATCTTCTGGTGGTGCTTCAGGTTGTTATGCAATTTCTCCAAGAGGATCAGGTGTTGCAGCTTTATCTGTTACAGCGACAGGATTTCCCATTACAGTTGGAGGCGGTGGAACAGGTGTTGCTGAATCTCCAGCTCCTAGTTGTAAAACAGGAAATAGAGGATCAAATTCAGTTTTTAGTACAATTACATCAACAGGTGGTGGCGGAGGTATTAAACAAGGTTCAACAGCTCCTGCAGAACCTCTTTCACCAGGAGGATCTGGTGGTGGAGGGAGTTACAATGCTGGACCAGCGGGAGTAGGTAATACCCCTCCTGTTAACCCAGTTCAAGGAAGCAATGGTGGAACTGGTATAGGAAACCCACATTATGCGGCAGGTGGTGGAGGAGGTGCAACTGAAACAGGTGTTGCTGGAAATACTTCATCATCAGGAAGAGGTGGAGCAGGAGCAACATCTTGTATAACAGGATCTCCAGTAGGCAGATCAGGTGGAGGTGGTGCAGGTTATTCTATTAACCATCCTGTTGCGGCAGGAGCAGCAAGTCCTTGTGGTTCTGGTACTGGTGGAGGAACTAGTCCTGGCAGTACAACAAGTAATGGAGCAGCAAATAGGGGTGGAGGTTCTGGTGGAGGATACGCTTATCCTGGAGACAGTGGAAATGGTGGTTCAGGAATTGTTGTAATAAGATATAAATTTCAATAGTTGAATGGTAATTAAAATTAATATATAAGGAGAAACATTATGGCACATTTTGCAAAATTAGGATCAAACGGAAAAGTTATTCAAGTGTTAACTATGGATAACGATAAGATGTTAAATGCTGATGGTGTTGAAGATGAATTAGTAGGTCAACAGTGGTTAGAAACACACAACAACTGGCCTGCACAAATGTGGATTCAAACTTCATACAACACATCTAGCAACCAACATAAAAATGGCGGAACACCTTTTAGAGGTAACTACGCAGGTATAGGTTATGAATGGGACGAAGATAATCAAATCTTTTGGCCTAAAAAACCATATGCATCGTGGGTAAAAAATACTACAACTGCTGGTTGGGATTCACCAATCGGTGATGCTCCTGCATTAACAGCTGAACAAGAATCACAAAACACAGCAGATACTCATACATGGGTGTATGAGTGGAATGAAGCTAATCAATCTTGGGACTTGACAGATTTAAAAGCATAAATTAAAAATGGTGGTGGTATGCAGAAGAAAGTATTAAGCGAACAAGCATTATATTACGGTGATGTAGCGATGCCTAAAGATTGGGACATTGACCGAGATAAGTTATCAGGCGACATTTTACAATCAGTAATTCAAAACAAAGATTTTCCATTTTCAAAAACTTGGGATATATTAAATACCTATATGCGAGATCACGTTGGTCTTGAGTATGGTGTGAATTTAGTTAACAAAAAAACGTGGGGAAATATCTATAAACCTGCGGAGACAACAATACCTTTATTAAATATTGATCCAGTAGATTTATGTAACTCACCAGACTTTACATTACTATATGGTGTAAAAGTTAAAGACTGTATGGTTCGAATACATTATGAAGATAACAGACGTAAAGGAAGAAGTTGGGACATACCACTTAAAAATAATATGTTTATTATGTTTCCATCAACTAATATGTATTACATAACTAACAATCAAAAAGATTCATTAAACTTTGTACAAACAATAACTTATGAATATATCTAATTACTATTGGCATTTTCCTGCAGCGCTTACACCAAAGTTTTGTGATGAAGTAATACAATACGCTAACACACAAAAAGAAGTTATGGCTAGAACAGGTGGTTATGGTGATAAAAAATTAAAAAAAGAAGAAGTAAAAGATTTAAAAAGAAAAAGAAACTCTGATTTAGTATGGTTAAATGATACTTGGATATATAAAGAATTACACCCATATGTTCACGAAGCAAATAGAAATGCTGGTTGGAACTTTGATTGGGAAAGAAGTGAGTCTTGTCAGTTTACAAAATATAAATTGAATCAATATTATGATTGGCATTGTGATAGTTGGGATAAAGCTTATGACAGAAAAGATCCTAATCATCCAGAACACGGTAGAATTAGAAAACTATCTATGACTTGTCAATTAACAGATGGTTCAGAATATAAAGGTGGTGAATTAGAATTTGATTTTAGAAACTATGATCCACATATGAGAGACGAATCAAAACATAGAATACAATGTA